GTCACGAGCCACCGCGGGAAATAAAAAGGTGCCGTTTTGCAGGGGTTTTCATGTCTCGCGTCTGGTTAGGGCTACCGCGAGTTCTTCACGTACGCCCCTCGTGGCTTGACGGAGGAGCCCGGCGCCCCAGTCGGATGGCATCTCCCCGCCGGCGTCTCGGATCGCGTCGCGAACGAGTGCTGGCTTGATCTCGTCGTCGTCGTCGCAGCCGTCAAGCATCACGACTATCCATTCGGCGAAGGCTTCGTGTCTCGTCATGGCCTCGGGTGTCATGGCGGCGAAGAACTCCTGGTTCGCTGGAGTGATCATTTAGCCCCAGCCGTTGAAGTAGGCGAGCACGACGAAGACGGTGATGATGACCATGCAGACTTCGTTGATCGTTGGCCGCCAGGTCACTCGGCTGCGGGCTGCTCGGGTTGTGGGAGCGCGGCGCGTAAGTTCGCGACGATCGCGTCGATGTTCTCCTCGAACGCGCGGAGTTGTTCGTCGGCGGTCTGTACTGCAGCGCGTAGGCGTTCGTATTCGGCGTTGATGTCGGCTTGTGCGGCTTGTGGGATGAGTACGACGCCGATGCCGAAGCCGCCGGGCTCGGTGATCTCGGTCGTGTCGTGGGCGGCGGTGAGCTCGGCCCATAGCGGCGCGACGTCGATGGAGGGGTCGCTGGTCTCGGTGATGTCGTGGAGGACGACGACGCTGCCGGGTGCGGCGAGCGGGCTGTAGTGCCGCCAGTCGGCTCGGACGCTGGGGTCGTGGTGGTCGGCGTCGATGAAGATCCAGTCGTAGGGTGCGTGGCGGGCGGCCCGGGTGGCGGTGTCGGGGTCGGTGCTGTCGCCGCTGATGACGTGGAGCTCGACGTCGGGGGTGGTCCAGTCGGGGTAGAGGTGGCGGTTGTCGGCGTGGATGTGGTGGTCGATGCTGACGATGACGGCGCCGGGCTGGGCGTTCTGGAGCCAGTGGTAGAGGGTGCCGCCGTGGTAGGTGCCGACCTCGAGGACGCGCCGTGGGTGGCGTTGGCGGTAGAGGTCGAGGAGCTGGTCGAACTCGCCTTGGTGTTGGAGGAGCGGGACGGGTGTTTCGATGGTGGTCATCCTTTGGTGGCGATCACGTCGTCGTGGAGGATGGGGGTGTCGCCGCGGAGCTCGATGGTCGAGGCGATGAAGTCGTAGTCGCCTTCATAGCGGTCGCCCCAGCGACCGAGTTTTCCGTGGGTGTTGGGGACGCAGAGCATGGATGTGTCGACGTACCCGATCTGGAGGGGCCATGCGGGGTGGACGACGCGGCCGTCGCTGTAGGCCATCGCGAAGAGGTGGACTCGGTCGGGCGCGTGAGCGACTTCTTCGCGGACGTATTCGAGGGCGCCTTTGAGGTGGTGGTCATCGTCGTCGATGAACATGAGGTGCGTGCCGTTGCAGCGAGGCAATGCGTTGTTGCGTGGGGTGTGGCCCCAGTCGCCGGTCGAGTCGCGGAGGATGAGGATCTCGTCGCCGTGCTCGAGCTGCGGGGTGAGCGCGCTGAGCGTTGTGGTGATGGTGGGGCGTCCGCTGGTGGCGATCACGATGCTGAGGGTGACGGGGGCTACTGCTCGGCCTCGTCGTCGTCGTCGGTGTCGGGCTCGTCGGGCTCGGGCTCGTCGGGCTCCGGCTCGGGTTCGGCGACGGGCTCGACGGTCTCGGTCTCGGTCCTCAAGTTGGCCCCTTTCAGGGTTGCGGTTCCTGTCGTCGAGCGCCGGGGGCCCCCTGGACGCGTCGACGACCGAACACGGTCGCCGGGAACACTAGCGGGTTTTGCGGCGATTTCCTGCTCGGGCTCGGTGACGCCGATCCGGCCGGCCTGCTGCGCGATCTGGACGAACTCCCAGAAGTCGAGGCAGACGATCGGGCGGCGGTCGTTGTGGCCTGCAACGACGCAGAGCCACGGCCTGTTTTCGCGGCGGCCGTTCGTGCGGGCCTGCGTGATCCACTGCGACAGGACCGGCGGGCCGAGCCGGCTCGAGCGCTTCACTTCGACGGCGAAGGGGGTGTTGACGCAGTCGCTGACGCTGGCGCCGAGCGGGCCGGCGCGGCGTCCGCCGAGGGCGTTGCAGATGCGGCGCTCGAGATCCTTCCAAGCGGTCATCGGCGTTGTTTCTGGCGTTCGAGTGTGTTGACGATCGCCTTGACGTACTCCTCGGCGGTCATGGTTCGGGTTTCGCCGTCTGGGTCGCCGGTCCAGACCTGGAGGGCGATTGGGCCGCATGCCTCGGCGAGTCTTTCGGCGCGGCTGGGTTCGGGTGCGAATCCTGTGCCGTCGCAGATTTCGCATCCTTCGTAGCCGCAGTCGGGGCATGGTGGGCGGTAGTTCGGTTCGTAGGCGGCGTCGGTTGCTGTGGGCGGCGGGTTACGCATATTGGCCGGCCCTCTCTAGTTGCCTGAGTGTGCCGATGAGGTAGCTGATTTCGGTGCCGCGGAGCCGTTTGTTGTTGGCGGCTTCGTGTGTGGCCTCGAGCGCGTTTCGGAACGCGGCTTCGGGGAGCCCTCGACGTGCGAACGACGCGAGGACTTGTGGGGTGCGGTCGTCGGCGCCTTTGAGCGTGACGAGCTGTGAGAGCAGGTCGGCGGGGAGCTGCCGGGGTTTGCTCTTGTGATTGCTGAGAGCAGATTCGGTGTCGTAGCTAGCTACGGCTGTAGGAAGACCTGCTCTTAACACTCTCTTCTGTTTTTCTGTTGCTGTTCTGTTCTGGGCTAGCGTGGTGCTAGCAACAAGGTCGATGAATCCCGCATTGTTGAGCGATTCCAGTGTGTGCGAGGAGACCCTGAGGTTGAGTCGAGCGGAGAGCGAGCGTGTGTCGAGACGGAGTTGACGGCCGCTCGAGGCGTACGCGAGCCAGAGGCCGTGGAGTACGGCGCGCTGGTGCCCTGTGAGGTTGCGGTATGCGTCGTCGTGGAGCAGCCGTGTGTAGGTCCGGATCCAGATCGGGTCGCGGTCCTTGTAGTGCTGGAACTTGTCCCAGTCGCGCACGACTACCCACCCATCCATGTCACGGCACGTCGGGCTCGTCGGTGAGCTCCTCGAGGGCGTTGATGGTGGCTTGCTCCTCGGGTGTGAGCTGCTGCCATCTGGTGAGGGCTTCGATGACTTTTCCGGCTTCGCTGATGGTGAGCTCGTTCGAGGTTTGGATGGTGCGGCCGATCGTTTTGATGGTGTAGGCGAGCCGGTCTTCTCGGTTGTCGATGCCGATGTCGCGCATGAGCGCGAATATTTGGCGTTGCTGGGCGCCGGTCATGGCGGGTTCGTCTGGGATTTCGGGCTTAGGCTGGGTGTCCGGTGGTGGGAGTGGTTCCGGCGCCTGGGCGCCGCCGCTGGGGGATGGGGAGCTTGGCGGCGGCGCGGGCGCCGGTTCTGTGGCCGGTGCGCGTTTCCGGCGGGTCGCCGGGCGCTTCGGCCTCTCGGTCTCGAGCTGGACGGTGGGCGTGACGCCGTTGTCGGGTTCGCCTTCGAGCTCTTCGACGGCTGCCATGCCGCCGATGACGTCGGCGAACATCGCGCGGGCGAGGGCTGCGCTGGCGCGTGCGCGGAGCATCTCGGCGGGGTAGCGCTGATAGTTGTGTTGTCCGGCGAGCCCGGCGCGTTTGGCGTCGTCGAGGGTCCAGGTGATGCGGGCGATGCGGTCGGAGCCGCGGCGTCGGCCGGCGGCGATCGCGCGGGTGATGGTGGATTCCTCGAACCAGAGCTCGTGGCCGGCGGCGAGGATGAGTGAGCGTTGCCCTTCGGCGAGCATCGCGGGTTTGCCTTTGATGTGGGCGACCATCGCGAGGGCGCGCATGGGTTCGAGGCCGACCTCTTCGCCGTAGAGGATGGCGGCGGTGATCGCTTCGGGGCGGTTGCGGAGGGCGTCGGGGACGAATTCGGTGCCACCGATGTAGGCGGCGATCTCGGCGGCGGCGCGCAGCCGGGTGACCCACGTTTGGGCGCGTTGGTCGAGCTCGATGGCGGGGAGCCGCTCGGGGGGCTCGTAGGGTGTGATGGTCATGCGGCCTCTTCTCGTTCTGGTGGCTGGATGATTTCGCCGATCCAGTGCTCGCGGGGTTCTGCGCGAAACTGGGCGACGGCTTGGACGGCGCCGAACGCGGCGAACGCCTGGGGGCCCGCCTGGATTTCGACGAGGTCGTAGCCGTCGGCGCGGAGCCAGACGACACCGGTTTGGTCGACGCGGGGCATGGCTCGTTCCTGGTGGCCGTCGAGCCAGAACTCGGCGTACCTGTAGGCGGCGAGCTGCAGCGCGACCTCGGGCCAGGGTTCGCCCTTGGAGGTTTTCCAGTCGAGGAGCCAGCGGTGGCCGTCGTTGAGGTCTGCGACGAGGTCGACGGTGCCGCCGTACATGAACTCGCGGCTGAAGACGGGGGCTTCGACGAGGAGCTCGGTGGGCTGCCAGTCTGTGACGAACTGGAGGTACGCGTCGACGTGGCCGATGAGTGGTTCGGGGACGTCGATTTCCTCGCCGGCCTGGAGCCGCTGGGCGAGGTCGTGGACGGCGGTGCCGCGGACAGTGGCGGCGCTCGTGACCTCGTAGCGGGCTTTCTCGATCCGGCGGAGCCGGTCGGCGCTCCCGAGCTCGGTGAGCTCCGCCCAGTGGTCGACGGCGTAGCCGGCGGCGACACGGCCTGCCCAGTCGACGAGGGCGGGTTTGGGGTAGCCCTCGCTGAGGCAGCGGGTGACGCCGTCGACGGGGGCGCCGTCCAGCAGGTAGCTGTGGCCTTTGCCGCGGTTGATGCGCCTGGTGGCGGGCTCAGCGGTCATCGGCGTTCAGCAGCCGTCGTAGGGGCACCACGCCGAGCAGCCGACGTGCCGCCAGAGCAGCCAGGCGCGGTAGTCCTGCTCTGCTTCGGTGGCGCTGCCGGCGTCGCCGCTGCCGCCCATCGCGCGCCACGTCCCGCCCTCGAACTGCCACTTGCCTCCGGGGATGTGAACCTGGCCGCGTGACTCGCGGTAGACGACGCAGCGAACCGTGGCGGATTGCAGCCAGCTAGTCGGAGGGTCCGGCCAGCGTTTCGGGGAGGCTTTCGCGGTGACCGCGACAGCGAGCAGAAGCAAATACAAACCGAAAATGGATGTGGCTGTTGCACGCTTCAGATCACCTTCCCTTTCATGCGTTTTGGTGGCCTCGCGCGTTTTGCGCGGCGTTCAGTTGCGGGCGGCCCGACTGCGGCAAGACCGGGCCGCCCGCTCTCTCGGCGGGCGCTGGAAAGCCCGCCAAGCTGGTCATGAGAGGTGTGCCATAATGGATCGGCATGCAAATCGTGATCAAGCCACCGAAGCCTTGGAGAAGACCGCGTGACTGGTGGCGTGTGCGGCGGTCTAAAAACGCTGCCGTGATCGAGATCGATCGACGGAACGCTAAGCCGACCAACCCGGTGTTTCGCGGGTAACCCTGACTCGATCTCAGAAGGGTCATCCGGCCTCCATGAGTCGTCGGCCGATCCATTCGGCGACGGTGGATGTGACGGCGTCACCGAGCGCGGCGTAGCGTCGGCTGTCGGGTGTCCCTCCGAGGTCCGTCCAACCGTCGGGGAGCGCCTGGAGGCGCTCGCACTCGGTCGGGGTGAGACGGCGAACGGAGGCGCCTGCGACGTGCGGGATCGAGTTGATCGAGCGCCCGCGGTCGGTTCCCATGCCGCCGGCCTGGAGCGCCATCGCCACCTCATCCTCGGTGGAGTTGCGAAAGTCCACCGAGACGAGGTTCGGGTCGTCTTCGCTGCGTCTGCCGACCCCGTCGTTGCCACCGCCGAGCGGCCCTGCGATGTAGTTCGTGTTGTGACCTTGGCCGACACCACCGGGGTCTTTCCGGAGCGCGTAGGCGACGAGGTTGACGTCGTCTTCCTGCCGCCGTCCGGGTTGGTTGACGCCCTGGCCGATCGCGGATCCCTTCGTCAGCGGCGCAGCGATCAAAGCTGTCCTGTCTGGGTTGGCGTCCCAGCCGCGGTCGCCGCCAACGCTTGCTCCAAGTGTCGGGGCAACATCCGGCCCCGCTTCTCCGCGCGTCGCAGGATGCCGGTCGCAGCGCGTGCCGACAGCGAGTACCTGGCCGCAACGTTCTGCGGCGGCTCGAGGATCGCCGACAGCGAGGGCTCCGAGGATGAACACCCTTCTTCGTCGCTGCGGCACTCCGAAGTAACGGCTGTCGAGAACCCGCCATCCCACGCCGTACCCGATGTCGGCCAGCGTTCCAAGCACGACTCCGAAGTCCCGACCGCCGTTCGAGCTGAGGAGCCCGGGTACGTTCTCGACGAGTAGCCATCGGGGTCGAAGAGCGTCAGCGACCCGGGCGAACTCGTGGAAGAGCCCGGAGCGGCTGCCGGCGAGCCCTCGTCGTTGCCCGGCGACGCTAAGGTCCTGGCAGGGGAAGCCTCCGCAGAGGAGGTCAGAACGAGCGTCGCCGTTCTCGGCCCATGCCCGGCCGCGTCCACTGTCGGAGCCACTGAACTCTCTGCCCACGACTCCGGGCTCGGGTCGTCCTCGCCCGCCCGTCGCAACTTCGCGTACGTCCTCGTAGACGGGCACGCCGGGCCAGCGGGCGGCGAGGATGGCTCGCCGATACGGGTCGGACTCGCAGAAGAACAGATGGCGGTGTCCGGCCCGGTGGAGTCCGTGGTCGAGTCCGCCGATCCCGCTGAAGAGCGATCCGACATTCACCGTTCCTCCCGGTAGAGCTCGAGCAGCTCAAGGATGTCCTTCCAGAGCTCGTTCATGACCGCGCCGATCGCGACGCCGACGACGAGCAGGAGCGCGGCGGTCACCGGCGCCCCACAAGGAGGATCGTGACGAGGAGGACGAGGACGAGCGTGGCGATCAGCGCGGTGGTCACGGGTTCGGATCCTCGAGGCAGTCGGGGCAGAAGCCACTGGTGACGAGCTCGCAGTCGACCATGATGGCGTCGAGGCGTTCGAGGTAGGGGTCGCCGTCCTGCATGACGTGGTGGCAGGCGGGGCAGCTGAGGCCGTGGGGCCAGTCGGCGTCCCGGTAGATGAGCCGTCCACCGTGGTTCGAGTCCGGAAGGGTCACGGCCGCAGGTCTCTCGCGTCGGCTATGGCCTTGTCGATAGCCACCCCGAGCGTTGTCCCGGTCGTGCCGACATAGGTAACGCCGTTCTTCATCCACGAGTACATCCGCAGCCCTTCGACTAGTCCACATTCGTAGAGCGAGAGCGGCTCGTGTTTCTTGACGGCGTCCTCGTACCTCACGGCCGTCCACCTGGGTTCGAGTCCGGGAGGGTCATCGGCGCTCGTACTCCAACTCCACGACCCTCGCCGCGAGCAATTCGATTGCTTCGGCTGCTTCGGAGAGCAGCCCGTTTAGTTCGTAGAGCAGCGGGCCTCCCCCGGCGAGGCGCTCATCGACGACAGTTCGAAGTCGAAGGGCTAGCGGAAGGCTTAGCGAGCCGCCGGAATCCGAGTGACAGCTCGGAGACGCGCCTAGCGCATCGGCCTGTCCAGAGGCCTCCGGCAGCTCGCTCAGCGACCGTTTACTGGGGTTCGAGTCCGGAGGGCTCATATCGGCCCGTCCGTGTACCGCTCCGGATGGTCGACCCGCGGGTCGTAGTCCGGCCGTGGCCGGTAGCGGCGCTGCCACCATTCGGGGGAGTGGTAGTGCGTCCAGTCCCCCTGGGCCATGCCGCCACAGACGGGCCCCCACTGTTTGCGTGGGAGCCCGCAGCCGTTGCACCATTCTTCGGTGAGCGCGACCTCGAGCCGGGAACTGGGACTTTCGCGGTCGCGCAGCATCTTCTCGGCGCGGCGGAAGTGTTCGCGCGGCTCAGGCATTACCGGGGTTCGAGTCCGGGAGGCCGGGAAGCTTGGTTCTCGGCCCGGTCATTCGCCTCTCCGGCGTGCGCGATCGGCGGCTACGGCGGCGTCATCGACAAGTTCGCGCACCTGCTCAAGCAGCCCTTCGGCCTCATCGCGAGCAAGCATCACCGTGAACACATGGCCGGGATGCCGCTGCGAATAGTCGCGTTCTTCGGCGACCTTGCGGGCGAACGTGACGAGCCAATCGCGCGTCGGACTGGGATCCGCATCCCGCCGCCCCGTCACGTCGTCACCGTCTCGGCGCGCTCGAGCTGCGCACGCAGCCACGCGATCAGCTCCGCGTCGCTGACGATCCAGGCTGCGGTCACGGCCGTCCACCTGGGTTCGAGTCCGGGAGGGAACTGGGATTCGCATCCCGCCGCCCGGTCACGCGTCGTCCTTGGGGTTCGAGTCCGCTAGGCTTGCTATGCCGGTCCGAGCGCGGATGGAGCCAGAGTCGGGTAGCCGGACCTCATCGTCCTTCACAAGAGCCCTTCGGGGCTCTTGGCGCATGAGCCATGAACTGGGATTCGCATCCCGCCGCCCGGTCATAGCAACGACACCTGCTTCGGCGACACACCCGATTGCACGAGGGCGATGCAGCCGGAGTGGGCGAAGTCGGCGACGGACTCGCGGAGGACGATGTCTGATCCGCCCTTCCTGCTCTCGGCCAAGGCTTTGCGTTCCCAGCCGACGACACGCCGGTAGGTGTCGCGGGCGAGCGGGTCGACCGGCTCACCACAGAAATGACACGCGGACGTCATGCGCCAATCTCGACGTGCTCGAAGGCTTCGTTGCCCCAGGTGTCCCAGCCGAGCCGATTACGCCTCGCGAACATCTCTAAATACGGGCCTGGGCAGACGGTCTCGACAAGGTCAAGGAACGCCTCAGGCTTGACGCTGTGGCCTGAACGCGACCACTCCCACCAGTCACGCGAGACCTTGCCATACGTCTCAGGCTTGCCACGACGCCCGTAAAGGACGAACTCGCAAGAGTTACCGAAAACGCCTCCGAGGCTAAACCCAGTTGGCGGCTTGCACCATACGAGCTGTTTGACGTAACGGAATCCCCATCTGTCGAGCACCTCGTGGCCGGTGATGAGATAACGCTGTGTAGTCCACAGGAACAGGTGCGCGTCCTCCGCGGCGAGATCACGTATGGGTAGGGCCGCGATTTCTTCACTGCGCATCGTCGAGTAGTCAAGAAATGGTTCAGCCTCGCCGCTCGGTGTACCTTCGCGCCATGAAAAGCCGCCCCGCTGGTCGTAGAACCACGGCGGGTCAGCGACGATGGTGCGGTACTTCACAAATCCCCCATTTGCAGGGGTTTTATGGTTTGGGAGGCGGCGGGATGGTTACGCGGGTACGCAGCCCGCCGTGCGGGCTCGGCGGCACGGCCGGAGCCGGTGACGATCACGCGGACGGAGGTCACCGCGGCGCACGGCTCCGGCCCCTGCGGCAACAGGTGCCGCCGACCCTGCGAACGCACCAGACCACCCGTTATCGTGCGTTCGAGGAGATGTTTGGCTCTATCAGCCATCTTGCGAGACACCCGAACGCAACACCTTAATAATCCCTCTGGGCTTCCTCGACGAGCTTGAGCGCGGCCCGCAGGTCGTCTGCGCTCGGGTGCAGATATGCAGCCGTCGTCGCCGGTGATTGGTGGCGGAGCAGCAGCTGTGCGAGCACGATGTTCCCGGTGCGCCGCCAGATGTGATCGGCGGCGGTGTGCCGCAACTCGTGCATCTGGATCGTCTGCGGCAGGTCGGCCTTCGCGAGGCAGCGCTTGAACCAGCGATGAACCGATGACGGGTTCATCGGCGTGGTTCGGCGGTTCCTCGCGTACAGCAGATATTCGTCGCCTGGGTCGCCGCCGGCCTCGAGGCGGCGCTCGAGCCCATGGGTGCTGAGGTCGCTCGTGAGGTCGAGGAACACGATCGGGAGCTCCTGCCGTTTGCCGCCCTTCGCGTGGTTGAGCTGGATCGTGTCGACGATCAGGTCGATGTCGCGGATCTGGAGCATGCGGACGTCGTTGCGGCGCAGCGCGAGCCGGAACAGCCCGAGGGCGCACCGGTCACGGAGCGATTCCTGCGCGTTGATGAGGCGGCTCACGATCTCCTGGTCGTAGGCGCGGCGCTCTTTCAGGTTCCTCGGCGCCTTGGGCTTGCGGATGCTGCGAACCGGGTTGAACGGCAGATCGCCTTTCTCGACGCACCAGCCGCAGAACCCGTTCAGGATCCGGTAGCGCTGCGCCCGCGTGTTCTCCGACTTCGTCGCCCAGTTCATGTAGAGGAAGTCCTCGAGCAGTTCCGGTCGTTCGCAGAACTCCCCCACTCCGGCGAGGTCGTCGTGTGTGAGCGCCAACTTCGCGAGGACACCTTCATAGGCCTCGAACGAGTTGTCCATCATCCCGGCGTACTGCATCGCTCGCAGGTATCGCCAGACGGTCTGGCCGACCGGGCTCTCGCGGTAGCTTTTGTCTTTCACGTCAGCCTCGACGGCAGCGAGCAGCTGCCGGATCAGCGGGCCGACCGGTGTACCTTCTGGCGTGCATGGGAGCTGATACCTCCTGTGCCGTGCCCGGGCCGTTTCGGCGGTGCCGGGCTTTTTGTTGTCGGCCAGGATGGTACCGCTCATGTGGCGAGCTCCTCGAGCCGGTCGAGCGCGGCGAGCGCCTGACGGCACGCCTGCCGGACCTCCTCGTCGCCGGCGAGCTCGGCTCGGTCGGCGAGGTACAGGAGGGCGGCGCGGACGGTCTTCGCTTCGGCCACGACGAACGCTTCGCGGACGACGCTCACTACGGCAGCACGTCTCCGAACATCAGGTAGGCGGCTGTGACACGGAGCGCCTTGGCGATGTGGACGAGGTTTTCGTCGCTGGGGAAAAGCCGCTCGTTCTCGTAGCGGCAGATGGTGCCGTAGGTGAGCCCGACGGCCAACGCGAGCTCGCGTTGGGTCTTGTTGATCGCGAGCCGTGCGGCTCGGATGCGGAGACCGAAGCCGGGGGTCGGATCGGCCGCGTTTGCGGACGCGTCAGCCAGCGCTTCCATCCCTGTTCGCCCTCCATCTGCCGCATGTCGCAAGTCAGTGGACGGGTAGTTTTTACGCTCAGATGAGAGGGGCCGCAACCAGTTTTTGTCGCATTTTGCGTCCCCTTCCCTTGGAGTACGCAACTAAACGCACATGGGCGCCACCATACGCTCTATGCAGGTGGTATGAGTCCTCGGAGTCCGTGTTCACGGACGACCCCGTCACGATCTCGAAGCGGCAGGAAGACTCTTGGCTGGCATGGCGCGTAAACACCTGGACGCTGTCCGCCGTGCGGTCAGACGGTCCGCCGCCGCGGACGCCCACGTCGGTGACGCGATGCTCGCAGCGAAGGAATCAGGCGAGACGATCAAAGACATCTGCGAGGCCGCCGGGATGGGCCGGACGAAGGCCTACGAGCTGATCAGGCAAGCTCGAGAGCGTCGGCAGAAGTAAGTCGGCCGGCGCCAAGCACTGGTCACAGGGCTCGGCGGCCGGCCACCCCGCACCGTAGCCCAGCCCGGACACCCCAGATGGGGGATGCGGCTCGGCCCCGCCCGGGCGCTACCTTCCTGGGTGAACCCCGGCGGGTCTTCCGGCGGGGGAACTGGTCACAAAGGAGAGTTTGAGATGAAAGGTTTGGCTTCCGCCGCGGTCCTGGTCATAGCGGCGTTCGTCATCATCGGCGGTGTCAATCTCGGCAGCACCGTCAACCACGACCAGCACACCAGCGACAGGGTCTCGGGTGTCTGGTCGGAGGTCAGGATCGGCATGGTGAAAACCGACGTACAGTCGATCCTCGGGCCGCCCGACAGCAGCGACCATTTCGCGACGAGCGACTATGAAGGTGGCGTCACCCACATGGATACGTGGTTCTACGGGACACTCGGGTCGACGAGCTATCAGGTTTCGTTCACCGACGGGGTCGTCGACAGCAAATCCTCGATGTAGCCCAGACGTGATCCTCAAATCGACGATGTCCCGGTTTGCTGTTCTCGCTCTGCTCTGCCTCGCCGCCGTTGGATGCGGCGGGCATAGCGGCCCGGCGAAAGTCTGGTGTGTAGCACCAGGCGAGAAGGTCACACCTGCCTTCAAGCGTGAGTATCCCGACCTCTACATACCTAAAGTCGCCTGCGACGCCGCCAACCGCTAGCCGGGTTTCTCGGGCGGGAGGTTTGGCGGCAGCTCGGCCGTCCGGTCCGTCCAGTCCGGCAAGGACTGGTGTTCGGGCGGCTCGAGCTGCAGCCACTTGTCGGGCTCCTCGTCGAAGCGTTCGCGTTCGACGAAGAACCCGTAGCGCGTGCGGGCGATGTCGCGGTCGCGGTGGAGGAGCCGGTAGCCGAGCACCAGTGCGAGCGCGACCAGGAGGCCGACGGTGAGGAGGATCGTCCAGTCGACCGTCGCGGCGATCACGTTTTGACGCAGGTCCAGATTTCGGTCTGCCCACCGGGGGCGTTCAGGATTACGGCCTGGAACGTTGAGCCGGTGGGGCAGTCCTGGGGGCCGCCGGAGCCGGCTGGTCCTTGCGGGCCTGTTGGCCCGGCGGGGCCGGGGTCTCCGGGCGGCCCCTGCGGACCGGTCTGGCCTTGCCCGACGTTCACCGTGACGGTCTTCGTCGGTGGCGTCCCGGCGGTCCCGAGCCCGAGCGCCACCGACGTCCCGTAGCCGGCGGCGCCGGCGAGGCCGAGGCTGCCGATCATGAGCAGCACGCTAGCCCTTGGGCGCTTCAACCCAGTCCGTCTCTTCCGATGTGTCGGCCACGACGATCTGCGCCTCCGGTGTCTTCTTCGGTTGCGGCTCCGCGCCCGCCCGTTTCAACGCTGCGTACCCGGCGAGGAAGCTGCCTATGCCCGCGAGTAGGCTGCCTAGCCCGACGAGGGTGATCTCCCACGTGACGTCCAGGTAGGTCATTCACGGCTCGTCGACCCTAACGAACACCGTCCCTTGCCTTGCCGCGCTGCGCTGCTTGCGGCAGACCGCGCCGCCGTTCGATTGGTCGCCGCGGTCGTCGGAGGCGGTGTTCCCTTCGACCGCGCTAAACGAGGCTGGCGCCCCGCTCTCGAAGATCCCGACGTGGTCGAAGGTGCCGTCCTGACCCCAGTCGTAGCAGACGAGGTCGCCGGGGACGGGGCTGTTGGTGAGGGTGAGCCCGTTGGTGGCTTTGGCGGCGTCCGCGACAATGTACGGGACGTACGCGTAGCGGCTGCCGCGGGCGAACGACGGTGAGCCGCCGGCCTCGACTTCGTAGCAGTAGGTGACGAACATGGCGCACCACGGGTTCCGGTCGAGTGAGTACCACGAACCGAACTGGGTTTGGTTCGACCCGGCGGGGCTCTCGGTGTAGCCGATCCACCCAGCGGCCCCATCGAGCGCCTGCTCCCGGACGGTCGCCCTCGCGGCGGGTTTCGGGTGGAACAGCGCGTACGCCTCCGCGATCAGGTTCTGGGCGTTCGCGTCCATGCACATCTCCCCCGCGTGCGGCTTGCCTTCCGGGACGCGGAGGGAGCGGAGGGTGTTGAACATCTCCTGGGTGATGGCGCCGTCGTCGGGCATGTTCTGCTGCCGCTGCACCCCAGCGATCCCGGTGTCGATGACGTTGGGGCCGCACCCGTACGCGAAGCCGTCCGAGTAGGTGTTGTCGAACCGGGATGCGGGGCCCTGCCAGCGGCCGGCACGCCACACGGTGCGTTTGTAGGCGAGCACGTCACTTCCGTCGGGCATCGGCTTCCCGGCGTTCCGATCCGACGGGTAGAGCTCGCGGGGGAAGCCGGGGACGGGCACCATGGGGCCGCCCTTGTACGGGGTCTGCCACCATTCGCTCATACGAAGTCGACGCGGATCACGCCGCCGCCTTCGTCGGTGACGACGAGCCGGTTGCCCCACTTGATCTTCGTGAGTGTCCCCGACGGGTTCGCGACGGCCACGTAGCCGGTCCTGGTTTTTGTGTTCGACCCGGCCGCGTTCGTCGCGACGAGGACGACGGTGTAGGTGCCGACGGTCGTGTAGCTGTGGGTCGGGTTCTGGGAGGTTGAGGTGCCGCCGTCGCCGAACGTCCACGCCCAGCTCGTCGGGGTGTTCGTCGAGCTGTCGGTGAACGCGACGCTGAGCGGCCAGATGCCAGTCAGCGGGGTACCTGTGAAATCCGCGACCGGGGTCGTGGCGGCGGCCCCGGTCACCGCCCACACGCTGAGGAGGCCGGTCGAGGGGCCAAAATCGGTCGTGCCGTACGGGTCGCTCGGCGGCGAGACGGTGGTGCCGCCGAGGATCGCTTTCAGGGTGCCGGTCGAGGCGTCCTCGCGGACGTCGCCCTGCGCGTTGGTGAACGAGACGCCGAGCCAGTAGTCGCCCGCCGCGAGCGCGGTCGAGAACCCGGACTGGCTGATCTCGACGACCGCCGGCCCGCCTGCCTGCACGATCGAGCTCGTGTACGCGACCCGGGCGCCCGGGGAGCCGGAGCTGTCCGCGTAGATGTGAATCGTGTAGGTGTTGCCGCCGCCGCCGGCCGAGCCGGGGTAAACCCAGGCGTGGAGCTCTTGCAGCGTCTGCGCGCTCGCAAGCGTGAACTTGGTAGACGCCTTGCGTCCGGCGGCAGCGCTGAAGGTGCCGCCGCCCTGGACGTTGTTGCCGAGGATCGCCATCTACACGTCCTCCCACAGCAGCGAGCCTGCTGCGGTAGCCCACTTGACACCCAGACTCTGGGTGCTGTCAGCGGTGAGTACCTGGCCGTTCGTGCCGACCGGGAGCCTGGAGAAGTTGTTCGCGCTCGGGGCGACGATCAGGTCGCCCTTCGTGGTGGCGACGTTCTTCAGGACCGCCTGCCGGGACTTCCAGACGCTTGAGCCGGCGTCCCAGTACAGGACGTCCTCGTCGGCTGGCGTGGGTGCGGTGACGTCGCCGATGTCGTCGAGGTGCGCGACGGTCGCCGACGGTGTCGTCCAGCCGCCAACGCCGTTCAAGTAGTGGCCGCTGTTCCCGTCGGTGTTGACCTTGAGCGTGTCGCTCGCAATCGCGATCGTTGTCCCGTCCACGTTCACGGAGAGCACATCGCTGGCCTCTGAGAGCCCCGCTCCGGCGACAGACGCTGCTATCCCGGGGTTGGGGTAGTTGCCGTCGAGGGCGCCGCCTGCGGCCCCTGTTGGCGCGCCGCCGCCGCCCGAGACGGTTGACCAGTGGGTGTCGTAGTCGGTGCCGCTGACCTTCGTCAGTGCCTGCCCGCTGCTGCCACCTGTGGGAACGCCGGGGCCGGCGGGTCCTGTTGCGCCTGTAGCTCCGGTCGGCCCTGCGGGTCCTGTGGGGCCTGCCGGCCCGGTGCCGCCCCCGCCCCCGCCGCCGCCACCGTCGACGGTGATCACGCTCGGGTCGACGCTGTCGGGGGTGACGGTGAACCCCGAGCCCCAGATGATCTTCGAGAACTTCGTGGTCGGCATCAGTCGGAGTGGTAGGAGTCGAGAGGGTCACCGAGACGGAAACCCCACAGGCCGAGCCACGACACCACCCACGCAAAGTTGTCGGGAGAGTTAGTCGCAAACGTTGGCTGTATTTCAAGCGGGAACGTCGTGAAGTCGGTGAGGCTGATCGGGTGAAGCCGCTGGAGGCTCACGTCCGCGTCCTCGGACACGGTAGTGGTGTCCGGGAAATCAAAGCGCGTGCCCAGCAGCCGCTCAGAGCCATTGAGAAGGCTACTGACGGCCCACGGGATTTCGATCGAGAAGCCGACGCTACCGCCATATTGGAGCTGGAGATAAGCGTCGACCTGAGCGGTCAGGTCGACGCTCGGTTTCGTGTCGATTTGGCAACCGATGACATACATGCCAGGGGCGAGGATGCAGGCGCGCCCGCCGCTGCTCATGTCGAACGTGGCGCTGTCGGTCGTGGAGAAGTGGGGGGCGGAGCCGAGCGCGGCAGCATCGAGGATGACCGGCGCATCATCGGTGTCGAATGAGAAGGTGCCTCCGGTGAGCGCGAAGGTCGGGAATCCGCCGCCGCCTCCGGTCCCGGTTGACTCCCACACGATCCGGACGGGGTCGGCGCCGCCGTGCTCGTGGTCGCGGGCGTGGACGATCGGCTTCGTGGGCTTGGTCACGAGAACGGGTTCGTGTCGTAGTACGCCTTCGGTGACAGGTCGAGCGTGAGGGTGACGTCGTCGTAGGTCTCGCCGAGCGGCTGCACCTGCTCGTGGACGCCCTCGACGTAGTAAGGCTCGAGGATGAACCCGCCGCCGCCCGGGGAGCCGACGGTGATGTCGACCTGATCCGAAACGTCAACCAGACTCAATAGCCGCCACGTCTCGGCTGCACCGACCTGGGTGGGCGCCATGGTGCGGAACCCGCAGGCGGTGACGCGGTTCTTCGGGGTCTTGTAGTTGTCGACGTAGTAGGTCGCGAACCGTTTCGTCTCTTCGAGCGCGGTGGTGTAGTCGACGGTGCTGCCGACGGGGCCGAGGGTGTGGAGGTTTTCAGACGACCATGACCGGATCCCATAGAGGGCGATCGAATCGGGGTCGGTGACCGTCTGCCCAGGCACGTCTTCGTCCTGGATGTCTTTCGGGGTCGCGAGCGCGCTGTTGATGATCTTCGACAACCCACGGTTGAACGCGAACTGCCGCACATGCGCGGTGACAGTCGGGGCGGCGTTGACGGCGGCGCCGTCACCGACCTGCCAGTGATGCCAGTCCCACACGTCGGGGACGCCGGGGCCGGCGAGCACACCGGCCGGGTCAAACTTGGCCTCCCTGCCGTGCGCCACCAGCTGGCCCAGGCGGTTTGTGTACACGTTGGAGACCCCAGGCCATTCAGCATCGACGGCGGTCTGGACGACGTCCATGGCCGACTCGCCGGGGCTGAACGTACCCTCGTAAAGCCAGACGTTGCCGGTGAAGATGACGGAGAATTCGTCGGGGATCCCGGCGTTCTTGAGGACCTGTTTGATCCGGTCGCCCATCTGCGCGTTGTCGTAGAAGATCTGCCCCGCTGACTTCTCGGGCGGCTCGTCACCCCAGATCCCCTCGACCGCGTCGGTGGGGTCGGCCGGGTAGGGGCCGCCGGGGACCATCTCGACCGCCGAGAGGATCTCGAAGATGTCGATGAGGGTGACCGTGAGCCGGTTGACCCGCTGGGACGGGTCGAAGTCATAGTCCATCTCCTCGATGAAGCCGCGGTAACGCGTGTACCAGCTGTCGGTGACGGGGTTGTAGCGGCCCAACGTGGCCTGCAAGAGCGGCCGGATCTTGGTGTCGTGGGCGGTGTCGTCCCAGAACGGGCCGAACGGGTTGGTGGGGTCGAGGATCCCGCTGGGGTCGGCGACCTGGACGGTGGCTCGGCCGACGTCGGTGCGGTCGAGCTCGTACTGCCGGCCCCGGTCGATCGTGTACGACGTCAGGAGGTTCGGGTAGCTGTCGATCCGCGTCCACGTCGGCGACGGCTCCAATGTGGGGTCGTCGAACGCGATCAGGAACCGGCCGGTCGGGTCCGCCATCAGGTGCCCCGGCGGGTGTGCGCCCTAGCCTTGGCGCGCTTCGTGATCTGGTTCTCGAGCCCGGCCATGTCCTGAACGCCGTGCATATGGACGCCGCCATGGATGACGATCCCGGCGGTGAACTGCCCGGAGCGGCCTGCGGGTGCGGTGCCGCGAGCGCCGACGGTCGTGAACCGCGCTTCGATCGCGCGGCGTTGCGCCCCCGTCAGGTTCACGCCGAGGGAGTCGACGAACGCCGTCGAGGACATGTGGCGGAACTTCGTCTGGTCGCCCTGATGCGACTTCAGCTTGTCGCGGATGTCCTTGTACATCTGGTCGATCGCCGACCGCACCGACTCGCTGACCGACCCGAACTTGCCGCTAAGGATCTTCGCGATGTGATCGAGCTCCGACCCGGTTTTGCTGGTGTCGAGAAACGTGCCCTTCACGGCGTCCCGGATCCCGGCGAGGCGTGTCTTGAGGTTCGCGACGCCCGGGACAAGGGCGCCGCCGGTGGGGCCGAGGCCGAGGAGCCCGAACTGGAGCGCGTCACGTCTCGCCTTGGCCGCGTCGGCGGCGTCCTTCGCCCGCTGCTTCGCGGCGGCGGCATCCTGCTTCGCCTGCTGCGCGATCTGGTCGCGGACGCCTTTGATCACAACCTGCTGGTTGACGATGTCGAGCGCGCTCGCGTGGGTCGCCCTGAGAATCTGGAGATACTTCTCTTGCGAGGCGAGGTCGTCCTGGGCGCTCGTGGTGAGGCCAGCCCGCGCGATCGCGAGCTGCCCGGCATCCAGCTTCGCCTGCTTTGCCGCGTCTGCGCGCTGCTTCATCGTGGCTTGCACGGCCTGCTCCGCGTCAAACAGCTGGGTTTGCAGGTCGGCGTTCTGCCGGTCGGCCGCGAGTTGCTTCTTCAGGATCTCGACGAGGTGCTGCTGCGTGGCGAGGTCGTCCTGGTAGCCGGGTGTGGCCTGCGCTCTCGTGACCGCGAGTTGGGCGACCGCGAGAGCGTGTTCATGCGCGGCCTGCAGCCTGTCCTTGGCGTTCTGTGTGATCTGTGCCTGGTCGCCGCGAATCGTGCGCTGCACCTCGCGCAACTTGTCTTCGAGGTTCAGCTTCCGGGTGATGTCCTTCGTGACCGAGATCCGTTTCGTGATCTCAGCTGAGATTTGCTGGAGCCGGGTGATCTGACCGGCGATCGACTGGATGTCTTGGACGCGGCCGAGTTGCCGGTTGATCATCGCGTCGAACCAGGTGTTTCGCTGGGTCGCGGTGGCGCCTTGAGGGCCGCCCCGGGCTCTTGCTGTCACGGCTGGTGCTGTCGGCGCTCCCGGTGCGGCGGGCGTCGCGGCGATGGCCGGTGTTACCGCCTTCGCCTTGCCGACCGCGGCCTGCGCCCTGCTGTATTCGTCCGCGACCCTGCCGGCCTGGTCGGCGAGGTAGCCGAGGTCGGCGCCAACCTTGTCTTTGAGGTCTCGTGCCCATTTCCCGAGCCCGCCGGGGAGATGCGAGAACGGCTCGATGATCGCCGCGAACGTTTTGTCCGCGGTTGTTTGGAGCCACAGCCAGAACTCCGCGAACCAGTACTTCACTTTCTCCCAGTGCGCTATCGCCTCGGTGGCGGCGACCCCGGCAGCAACAGCGAAGATGCCCCAGCCGGTTGAGATCAGCGCGGCCTGCCATGCCTTCTCGGTGATCCCGGCGGCGATCACGTTCGCAGTACCGACAGCGACCGCCGTCCCAATCCCGACGGCCTTGAATCCGAGGAAGGCGCCGCCCAGGATGATCAGGGCGCTGTGCCAGCCGCCGAGTTTCCCGACGACGTCCTGGATCACGCCGCTGATCTTCCGAATCGAGTCGATGGTGAGATCAACAGCCCGTTTCAAGTCCTGCTGCACCCGCTTCTGATGCTCGCTCTTACCGAGCCAGTCATTGATCTTCGTGATGACGTGCGTGATCGACGGGACGAGCGCGACCCCGAGCGCGATCTGTAACTGCCGGACATTCGCCTGGAGGATCCGTTCCTGGTTCGCTAATCCGCCGGAGGTGCGGGCGAAGTCGCCCTGCGCCTGCCCGGTGTCCTTGTAGATGATCGCGAGCCGGGCAATCACCTTCTCCTGGTCTGTGAGCTGCGAGGCGTGTTTCTTCCCGGTCTCGCGCAGCGCCTCCAGGTTCACGCGGGTCGCGGACAGCATCACGCCGTACGCACGGAGCGGCCTGACTTGCCCTGTGAGGCCGGACTGGATCGCGTCCAGGGCGCTCTGAACGTCGGTGTTGTAGAACGACGCGAGATCGGCGCCGAGCTGGGTGAGTTGCTCCGACTGTTTCGCGGCCGTTTGCCCGGTGATCCCCAACGGCCGCAACAGCGCACCGAACGAGCTCGCGGTCTGCAATGCCTGGTCTTCGGCGAGCCCCATCGAGTTGACCGTGGTTTTCGCCCACGACTCAACCGCTTTTGCGGAGCCGCCGAACACCACATCCGATTTCGAGAGTTGTTCCTCGAGGTTCGACGCGGCCTCGACGGCGCCTTTGATGACGGCGACGAACCCGACGCCGCCGAGGAACGCTGAGGACGCGAACGCGACCGATCGGCCCAACGACCGGAACGCCCCGGAGCCGACGAGCGCGCCACGGGTCGCCTTCTCGATGCTCTGACCGAACCGCTGCGTCCCGGCCGCGGCGCTCCTGTACGTCTTCTCGAGCGAGGAGGCGTCCCCGACGATCTCAACAATGAGCTTCCGGGCCATCCGGCTACCCTTGCGCTTTCACCCACGCGTGGCAGGACTCGATCTGGGTGGGGGTCATCCGACCGAGATCCTCGGGGCGGAGATGGCACCAGTGTCCGAGCCAGGGCTGCCAGAACCATTCGCCTCTGTGGGTTCCTGGGCCGGCTCCCCAGTGGTTGAGGAAGTCTCGCCAGAACCGCTGCTCGGCGAGCGCGACCCGGGCGCGTTGGGAGGAGGGAGCTCTTCGACCTCGACGCTGATGTCAGCGAACACCCGCTCGAGCTCCCTGACTTTGATCTGGCCGACGACCTGGCGGATCGTCTTCGCGGTCTCCCCGGGTTCGGCGCGGGCGACCGCGACATGGATCAGAGCGGCGACGACTCCGGGGTGGAAGCCTTCGAGGTCGGGGATCTGGTCAAGGCTGAGCTTGGTGTACTCCCACATGACGATCGCCTCGTCGAGGGTGAGATCGTCCAGGGTGACGAGTTCGTAAGGTTTTGCGTTGACGGTGATCTGGGCCATGGGTTCCTTAGTGGTTGAAGTCGTCGGCGATTCGGTCGAGGAGCTCGGCGAACCTGGCCTCGATCTCGCCGGCGTGCTGGTCGAGAGCGGGCTGCATCGCGCGGTCCATCAGCAGCGGGGCGAGGTTCGGGCGGCTGCTCGGCCGACGGCCGCGGCTGCCTCGCTGTCTGGGTGCGACGTAGACGAGGTCGCGGGTGATCCCGACCCGCATCCTCGACCAGCGCGACCCGATCCGATGGATGTTCGCCTGGGCGAGATCCTCCGCGCCGCGCTGCACAGGCTCAGCGACCTGCCGCAGTCCGGCACGGACCCCCAGCCTGGTTTGGCGGTCAGCCTTAGCTAGTGCGGCCTGCAGCTCGTGCAGACCCTGAACCCGGACAAGTCCGGCCATAACTTAAGTTGGTGCGACGGTGCCCCAGGTCCAGACGGCCCCGGGTGCTGGCTTGAACGTGACGGTCATCTGCGCATCCGCGCCCAACGCGCCGGAGAGACCGTTGTAGTCGTACAACATCGCCGACCCCCCGAACGCCGGGTTCGTTGCGCTCACCGACCCGGATGTCGGGGTCGTGTACATGACGAACACCGACCCGCCCGCGTAGAGCGGGTAGAGGGTGGCGTGGACGCTGTTGGCCGCGAAGTCCGACCGGAACTGGACGGTGATCGTCTGGTCGGCGATCCCGGGGAGGAATTCGCTGCTATGGGCCGGGTTGAACCCACTCACGTCGATCTGTGGTTTCGCCTCGGGCGTGTCGATGTTGAAGGCGTAGTTGGAGAGATCCTTGGCCCCGACCACCACCCTCAACTCCTGCAACAGGAACTTGCTCATCGTGTAACCCCTTTCATCACCAGGGCGCGTACCCGCTCCTGGTATCGCTGTTGGTTTGCTCTGGCTGCCGCGTCGGTTGCCTGGTTTGTGTGTGGGGTGCCGGCGGTCGCGCCGACCCGGTGGAGCAGACCGACCTCGGTCTGCCGCAACGTGAAGCCTCGGGCGCGGGCCTCGAGGCAGAGGAGGTTGTCCGAGAAGTAGGCGGGCTCCTCCAGCGACGTGTCGAACCCGCCGAGCTCGAGGAGGTCTTCGCGGAGGCCGGCGAGGCACCACCCGTCGATGTAGGGGTAGACGCGCCCGTCGACCTGCGTGTGCGCGTCGGAGCGGATCCGAGCGCCGACGAGCACGGACGGCCGGGCGGCGTCTTGGAGCTCCTGGAGCCAGCCGTGCTCGGTCGCGGCGATGTCGTTGTTCAGGAAGACGACGACGTCGCTCGTCGCCGCATCGAGGCCCTGGTTGGAGGCTTTGCAGAAGCCGAGGTTCTCGTCGTTGCGGATCGCGGCGAACCCCAGCGGGGGCGCGGAGCCGTTGTCGACGATCAGGAGCTCGTCCGGCCACGGGCCGAGCTCGAGCGCACGATCGTAGTCGGGCTGCAGCTCGAGGTGCTGGTGCCACGGCGTGACGACGGCCACCGTCATCTGCCGCTCCTCGCGAGCGCGCTCCGGAGCTCCTGCTGCGCGAGCGGCGCAACCTCACGCGGCCGGTCTAGCGCCTCGAGCGTCGGCACCCAGTAGGAGCTTGTGACGAGGTCGGCGTCGTAGAGGTCGGCGAACGCAGACGCGCCGGCGCGGAGCTCCTGGTCGTCGCGGGCCTCGTAGGCGGCCTCCAACGCCCCGTAGATCGACCTGACCGACGGGACGATCAGGAACGAGTCCTGTAGCGCGTCCCACCACGGGTCGCCCTGCACCAGCCACCCGGCCTGGGTGAGTTCGGTCATCGCGGAGTGGTCGGACGCGATGACGGGGCAGCCGCACGCCTGCGCCTCCAGGATCGGGATCCCGAACCCCTCGCCCATCGATGGGTTCAACAGGACGTCGAAGGCCTGGTAGAGATTCGAGACGAGCTCTGTGGGGGCGCCGAGATGCCAGACGCTCGCGGGCGGGAACTTGACCCTGTCGGTGGGGCAGCGCGTCGCGAGCGTGAGCTTCTCGAGGCTGATCCCGCTCCCCTCCGGCGGCTCGGCTTCGCTGTGGACATAGAGCCACGCGTCGTCGTGCTCGGCCGCGAAACGCGAGAACGCGAGTAGCGCCTGCGGAAACGCCTTTCGGGGCAGCATCGGACTCGCGGTGTTCGCGGCGACCATCCCGACCAGGAACACCCCGGCGGGGATCCCGAGCTCGGCACGGATCGCGTCACGGTCCTGCGGGCGCGGGTTGAACACGGTGCGGTCAACGCCATGGGGGACGTACAAGGGGTCGAGGCCGCAGTCGGCCATCAACGTCTCCCCGAACCGGCTCATCGCGATCGGCCGCACCTTCTCGTGCGCCAACGTCGCGAGGACGGCGGGCGGGATCGGGTAGTGGTCGACCGGCGCCCACACCGCGACCCTGATCTCGTCGGGCCACTGGTCTGGTCTGAGCACCCACGCGTCACAGAGCGCGATCACGTGGTCGGCCCGGAAGTGGTTCGCGTACGTGCCGAGTACCCTGTTGCCCCACTGGTTGTCGGACGGGTAGTACGTGAGGGGGCCAGCGTCGATCGTCATGCCCTGCACGCCCCAGTTGCACTGGACGGCGAGCTCGTGCCCCAGCGCCATGAGCCGGGGCACGAACAGCGCCGCTTGCTCGCCGTACCCTGACCGCACCCCGGGCGGATTCCCGAGCCAAAGGATCCTGCTCACAGCAGGATCCTTGTCCGCCACTCGCACCCGACCAAGTAGCCCTCGTTCTGGATCGGGCTGTACGCGATGATCCCGGTCGGCGTCGGGTCCGGGAACCCGAGCTCCTGGACGAGACCGCCCAGCGTCCGGTCGGACGCGATCGCCGCGAGCACCGACGTGTCGGCGCGCGGGTCCATCAGCTGGTACAGCAGCGTGAAGGTGGCGTCGACGTCCGCGGGGGCGACGCGGGCCCTGACCGTGAAGAACACGTCGCGCTCACGAACGACCCCGAACGCGAGCGCCGTCGAGAACGGGTCAGCGGGGTAGATGTCGATGCACGGCGGCGTCGGGTTGAGGACGAGGAACGGCCATACCTGCAATGCCTCCCCGCCGAGATCGGCGGTGGCGACGTTGTCGGTGATCTGGTCGGCGAGCGCCTCCACGATCTCAACCAGTGACGCGACCACGGTTGCCATCTCAGGAAATCCCCCATTGTTCTTTCAAGGGCGCGAGCTTGAGCGCGTGTCGCTCAAAGGTGTCGCGGCCGACGACGACGGCACCGACGGCGTTCTCCCAGATCCCGTACGGCACCTCCTCCTGCTGCCAGTGCTCGACGGCCCGCTCGAGCGTGACCTCGGTGGCGAGCATGAGTTGCCAGGGGGCGAGGGGATCGATGCGGTCGATCTCGCTGTTCACCTCGCCCGACGCAGCTGTGAGCACTCTTTCCAGTGCGGCGGTCTGGTCGGCGGTGGGGGCGCGGAGCTTGAGGATCCGGGCGAGCTCGTCGGTGGTGCCGTACACGTCGCTGGTGACGGTCGATCCGGCGGTGTTCTGGACGGGCGTGGTGGGTTGGCTGACGTCCCCGTCGAGGTCAGCGAAGATGACGCGGTACCAGTAGCCAACGTCGGTGCCGAGCTGAGTCGTGAACGAGCGGGCGGCGGGGTGCGCCGGGTCAGTGTCGAGCGGCGACAGCGCGATCGTCTCGAGGTGCGCGTACGTGCCGGTCTCGGTCGCGGCCTCCTCGATCCGCACCTCCGTCCACGGCAGCTGATCGAATCGTTCCGGGGGCCGGTAGCCGACGAACGAGACAACCTCGCCCATCAGCGGCCTGCCTTCGCGAGTTCGCCGGTGCCAGCGTGGCTGAGTTCGCCTGCGGCACCGGCGGTGATCCGTCCCGGCCAGGTGGCGGGAAACGCGGGGATAGCGGCGAACCCGCCGCTGGTCGCGGTCGCGTACTCTCCCCGGTCGGGATGGTCGATCCTGCCGATCCCGGTGAACACGACGCCGCCCCGCTGCGGGTTGAGGATCCAGCCCGGGTCGAGCCGGATCGTGGTCGTTGCGTCCGTGTGGAGGGTCGCGTATAGGGCGACGGTCGCGGCGCCTACCGCTGCCCGGCCGCCACCGCTCGTGATGGTGACGTGCTCCGACGCGGCGGCCTGTCCGTAGTGGACGCGGGCGCCGAGCGTGATGATGGCGACGGTCTGGTGGACGCTGCTCGCCGCGAATGTCTGCCGTCGCCCGGCGGTCGTAGTGGCCGCTGTCTCAACGACCGCAGCCTGCCCGAACGTTTTGCGACTTCCGGTGGTCGTAACGCTGTCGGTGACGGTGACGGTCGCGGAGCCGAACCGGGTCGGGTGCGTGGCGGTGCCGGCGCTGGTGACGGTGACCGTTTCGGCGACCGTCGAGCTCGAGGTTGTTCGGCGCCGCCCGGCTGTCGTGACGGCGGCGGTCAGCGCGACAGTGGTAGCGCCGATCGCTTTCCGCACCCCGGCAGTGGTGGCGGGCACGGTGAGCGTGACCGTTGAGGCCGCGAACGTTTCCCGCACGGCGGCGGTCGCGACGGAGACGAGCACGGCGGCCGTGGAGGCCGCCTTTGCCGTGAGCCTGCCGGCGGTCGTGCGCACGTCGGTCAGCGGAACGGCGGTCGCAACGAACGTTCTGCGGGTGCCGGAGGTCGTGCGGACGTCGGTGAGTGCGACGGTCGCGGCACCGAGATAGGTGACGGGGCCGCCGGTGCCGGTGCCGGCGGTCGTGACGGTGACGGTCTCGCCGGTCGCGCTCGCGGCTTTCGAGGTGAGCCGCCCGCCGGTCGTGCGGGAGTCGATGAGCGCGACCGTGCTCGACGTGAGCGCCTTGCGGGTGCCGACGGTGACAACTGACACGGTCTCGCCGACCGTGGCGGCGGTGCGGGCAGTGAGCCGACTGGCGGTTGTCCGCTGATCGGTGAGCGCAGCAGTGGCGGCAGCCCTCGCGGTGAGACGCCCTAGCGTCGTGACCGTGCCGGTGAGCCCGACCGTTGCCGACGACGTGGTCTTGCGAGTGCCGGCGCTGCTGCGAACGTTTGTGAGCGCCACGGTGGCGCCGCCGAACGTTTTGCGTGCTGCCGCGATCGTGACCGTGGCGGTGAGCACGACGGTGGACACACCGAGCGCTTTCCGGGCGCCGCTGGTCGTGACGGTGCCGGTGAGCCCGACCGCAGAGACCGCGAACGTCCCGCGGACGCCGGCGGTCGTCAGGCTGTCCGTGACCTGGACGGTCGCGGCACCGGTCCAGGTGGTCGGGCCGGCCTTGGCCGGAAGGTACGACCGCGACCCGGGCCCGCCCAGCCTGGGTTGCGGCACCGCCCGGGTCGTCTGGCTCATCTCACTCGATCCACTTCATGTAGACGTCCAGGATCTGGCCGGTGCCGGTGGGGCAGTAGACGCCGATCCCGTTCGCGGCGGCCGGTATCACGGTGAGCTCCCACGGCTGGAACGTCCAGATCACCCCGGAGCCGATCGCGGCCCCGAGTGACCAGCGGTAGCCGAGGTCGGTGAGCGTCGGCCCGGTCGATGTGTGTGACTGGACGGCGGTGCAGGTCGGGAGCACGCTCGACTGGTCGAGGTTGGCCTCGGTCAGACCGGTGCCCTGCGTCCCGGCGCTCGTCAGGCGGCATAGCCCGACGACGCAGGCGACGGCGGTGGTGTTCGTGATCCCGATCTCGAGCATCGAGAAGTTGATGGTCGCGGTCGCGTACAGGCTGATCGCCGGCAGGGTGGCGGTGGGGGCGTTGGTGGTTCTCGCGCCTACGGCGTAGACAGCCATCCGCTTCTCCTTCTAAGTGACGGTAAGGGCCATGCCAACGTCCGGGATCGCGGCGGCGGCGGCGGCCTTGAAACTGGCGACTGCAAGCGCTAGAGAAGAAAGGCTGCTACTGGTGTCCGACTGGCTGGTCTGATCGGCAGCCGAGTTTCCGGTTGTTGCACCCCACGCGAAACGGTAGTGGTTGCCGGTAGTACTGGTCGCGTCATTGTTCAGGTTGCTGGTCGGAGTTGCGCCGTTGTTATAAGTGTCGGCGGTCGTTGTGGATGCCGACATGCTGAGGGCGTGACCACCGCACGTCACGAAGAGCTGACCGCTAGCAACATCAGCAGCGGAACATGCGCCAACGACTGGTGACACAGAACCGGAATTGTTCCCTACCTTGTCCAGTGGCGAGACGGTGGCGCCGCCCGAGAACTCGGCGAGAGCCGCCCACATCGTTGTGACACTGGCCGTGAAGGTTGGTGCAGTCTCACCCGCCGAACAGTTCGGTTTGTAGAAAATAGCCGGGCGGACTCCGGTCGTAGTGTTGGATGCTGCGGAAGACCAGCCAGGCGATGTTGTAGTGGCCGCGGCGCTTCCTGCTGCCATTACCCAAGCGATCAGGAGGTTCCCCGCCGTTGTCGCTTGCGCGAACGCTGGGGTGAGAGTGCTACCCGCGGTCGCGACGGTGCCGACGTTCCCGACGAGCGCGTACGCCATCTCAGACTGTACTCGCCTCTAGCTCCACGTACGTGAAGAGGTCGGAGCCGCAGCAGGTATTGAACTCCGGGGTCACCGGTGTATCCAGCTCGGATTCCGGGAACCGTCCTTTCGCGACGAGTACCTGTAGATGGTCGTGATCCTCGATCAGGGTTCCGTCCGCGAGAGTCGAGCCGATCATGCAGTCGCCACGGTGGTCGCATGTGCCGTGAACTTCCCACCGTCGGCCGTTCGACGCGCGGTACCGAACGAACCCGGAGCGCTGCTCCTCGATCCAGATGTCCGGGTCAATGGTCGGGGTGAGCATGGCCGACTCGTACAGCTCGCGCGGAACCGAGTCGGACGTGGTGTTGACGGTGTAACCGACGCTCGCCATCAGCCCTAGGCGGCCACCGGGGTCACCGCGACCGTCAGCGACCCGATCGGGATCGTGAAGTTATCCCCGACCGCGACAGTCCTGGGGGTGTTGAGGTCATCCGAGCCGAGGAACGTCCCCGCGCTCGACGCGGTCCAGAAACTGACGTGCGAGTAGGTTTCGGCGTTCGGGACGTTCGTCCAGTTCAGATCCGCCGTGGTAGTCGACGACCCGCCGGACGCGGACCCGAACGTCGCCTGCACCCGCGTCGTGTTCGCCGCCGGGCTCGTCGCCCCGGCCGAGCCAGGGTCGCCGAGATGGAGCTTCACGTAGAACGCGACGGGGGCGGTGTAGTTCGTGCCTTTGCAGAGCGCGTCGAGCCAGCCGTTCAGAACCGCTGCTGCGAGTCCGATCGCCATCAGAAGCTCCCTTCTTAGGCGATGTGGATGAATCGGTTCGGGTCGAACACCTTCGCTTTGAACGCGCCGATCACGCCGACCTGCATCCCGCCGATCGTCGGCTCCGCGACCCGCATCTCCACGGGGGCGCCCTGGTTCTCGCCGACGAGGAACGCGGAGCCGTCACCGAGCACCGCGGTGTTGTTCGGGAACCCGTAGCTGCCGACGACCCGGAGGCCGGAGTAGTTCCCGGTCATCGTGGAGATGTCCAGCGACCCGACGCTCGAGATCTGCAGCACCGCCGCCGAGCCGAGCCCGGCGAGCTGGAAGAACTTGTCCGCGCTGAGGTACATGGTGTCGGTCTTCGCGCGGCCGCCGGTCGCGGTGTAGATCCCCTGCAGCCCGGCCATCACCACGGCGCGCCACGTCGCGAAGTCCTCCGTCCCCGCCGTCCCGAGCTTCGGGGTCGAGGTGCCGCCGCCGGCGGTCCCGAGCTCCGAGCACGCGGCCGTCTCGGTCTGCCGAGCGTAGGCCTCCGCGGCCAGGTCGAACCAGAGCTGGAGCGCGTCAGGCTGCGACCACGTGATCGTCTGCCACGACAGGTCGCCTCCGCCGAGGTAGGTGTCGGCGGTGATCGTCGTCAGCGTCACCTGCATGTTCGCGGTGCCGGCCTCGGTCTTCTCAGCCGCCTGCTTCAGCACCGTGGGCCGCTGCGCGATCACGGGGTAGGTCAGCTGGCCGCTCGACAGGTTCACCTGCCGGGCGGTCGAGACGACGGGGCGGCCTTTGTTGATCAGGTCCATGATCTCGGTGATGTGCGCCGGCGTGATCAAACCGGCCACGTTCGACGAGGTCGTGTTCTGGATTGTCCGCTGGAGCCGCTCCTGGGCCTGCTCGACGGCGCCCATGGCGGCCCCGCCGGCGGCGTTCGCGATCAGCGGGTAGCGGGTGATCAGCTCATCGCGGACGTATTGCGCGTAGGTCCGGTGCACGATCTCGCCGCCGTAGCCGTTGCCGTTGCCGTTCCCTGTCGGGGCTGGCACCGGGGTTTGGTCGCCGCGGCGGATCAGCGCCGACACGTCGCGGGACGCCTCGGCCCGCTCGAGGTCGACCGCGTACCCGGCGATCTCCTCCTCGAGCTCGCCGAGCCGGTTGCGGTACCGGTCGATCTGCTGCTGCTCGTGCTCGACGAGGTCACGCTGCTCGTCCTCGGCGAGCTTGACCGTGTCCTCGATCTTCTCGTTGGTGCGTTGCCGCTCGTCTGCGAGCCGCTCGAGCCGCAGCCGGGTGTTGTTCAGGGATGACACGCGGGTCCACCTCCACAAGGCTCAGGGGGAAACGTTCTGGGAACCCGGCGGGTGATGCCCTCAGAGCCCTACGACGGTGTCGCCTCAGCGTACGGCGGGGTGATCGCTGCTTCAGGCCCGGCACGGTGCGCCGTTCAACCCGGGATGCTACACCCGGGCCCGGAAGGCGGCTGCTGCCCGTCAGGCGAGCGCGCGTAGGCTCGGCGGCGGCTCCATCCCCGCGGCGCCGTAGTACCGGATCAGCTTCCTGGCCGCGGCGGACCTCTGCGCCCCGGTGACGTTCCGGACACCACCGCGGGCGCCCGCCAGCACCGCCGCGGCGGCACCCAACGCGTTCGTGTTCAGCGTCCCGTCCGGCTCGAGCACCGGCAGCGACGCCCTCGCCTTCGCCGGCCCGTCGCCGCCACGGTCGACCAGGCAGGAGCGCAGGTACTGCTCATCGGTGAACCTCGCCGGTGAACCGTCCCACGGCTTCGACGTGACCGCGACCCGCTGCAACGGCGTCACGCCGAGCGCCTCGAGCCGGCTCGTCAGATCCGGCGACAGCACTGGACCCACCGGGGCGGTGGTGATCGGCTCCTGCCGGACAGCGAGCACCTCGGCGCCCTCGTAGGCCGGGAACCGGCACAGCGACACCGCCTGGATGTGTGCGCGGAGGCGATGCACGACCCCGTCGACGACCTTCGAGCGGAGCGCCGCGAACTCGAGCGACAACCCCGTCAGGAGACCCTCCTGGACGAGCTGCAGCGCCTTGTCGCCGTCGGGGTTCTCGAGCACCCGGAAGTCGCCGTGCAACCCGTCCGACCGGTCGTGGAGCTCGAGACCGTGCCCGACGATCCCGCGGAGCCCCTGCTCATGCTCGAAGTTCAGCCAGATCCGCACCCGGTCCGGGGCCGACAGCTGCCGCTCGAACGCACCCGGCGCGAACAGCTCCTGGTAGGGGACGAAGTCCGGGGGGTCAGCGACCCTCGCCGGCGTACCGTACGGCGCGATCCTCGCCTCTATCGTGCGGCCGTCACCGGCGGCGAGCTCCGCGTCGAACGCCCGGACGAGCGTCGCCTGCGGCTCCACGAGCAGAACAACCTCGCTGACCGACGAGCCTGTGGTGGTCGCGATGACGCTCATGCCGACCCCCCGGTTCCCATCACCGTCGGCCGGAGCTCCTGCACGACCGCCGACGGCTGCTGAGCCGGTGACGCCGCCGCCGTCGGCGGCTCCGTCAGCTCGTCCAACGCCTCGCCCTGCGCCAGCGGCGGCAGGTGCAGCACATCCGCGCGAACCTCATCAACAGTCATTACGCCCTCCTTCAACAGAGCGAGCTTCGCCGTCACGTCATCCTGGAACGACGGCGCCAACACCTTCCCCGCGTCGAACTCGACCCACGACCCGCGCGGGAGCATGTTCGCCGACAGCGCCCGCTGGATCCGGCCCGCCAACGGCCGCAACGCCGACCGCCACCACACCTCGAACAGCATCTCGGGGTTCTGGTACACGAGGCTGCCGCGCTGCTCCAGGTTCAGCATCAACGACGGGACACCGAACGCCGACGCGATCACCTTCGCGTTGAACTCCTGCAGCTCCAGCAGCGCCAGGTCCTGCGCGTTGAACGACAGCTGGGTGAAATCGAGCTCCGGCGGGAGAACCGCCGGCGCCCCCATCGTCGACCGCGACCTCGCCGCGACCCACTGCTGCTGAACCGCCTGCGCCTGATCCGCCGTCAGCTTCCGCGTCGACTTCAGGACCGCGTTCGGGACACCGCCGTTCGAAACGATCGCCCTCCCGAGCTCGCTCGCCGCCAACAGACCCCACGCCTGCGACGCGTACGCGTGCAGCGCGCTCGTCCCCCGCAGACCGCCGCGCGGATCCCTCGAGATCTGGATCACGTCCTCGGGGCTCAGCTCGACCTGGCGGTCGTGGTAGACGCGGCGGCCCTTCTCCACCTGCACGTTCATCGTCGCCGGGTCCAACACCGTCCACGCCGCCGGCATCCCAGACGCGTACCGGTCCGTGATCAACAGGAACGAGTCGCCCCACGCGAGCTGGTGCCACGTCGCCGCGAACACCGCGTCCCCGATCCCGTTCGGGAACCAGTTCGGGTCAGGGTTCGACACCCACGCCGGCTCGTAGGAGCCGAAGAACCTGAGCGGCATCGTCGAGATCATGTCCGCCGTCAACTGCATACAGCGGTTCGCGACCCACAGCCGGTCCACCAGCCGCGGAGACCAGAACGGGCCCGTCGACGCCTCCGGGCCGTACTGCGACCAGAACGCCGACACCAGCGGGAAGATCGCGTCGTCGACGAGCGAGTCATCGACGCTCTGGCGCTGCCGGGACGGCCACAGCCTCACCAGATCACCGGATCCTGCCCGGGGTCCCAGCCCAGCGTCGAGGAGCCCCACAGCGCCAGGGTGAGCGCGACCAGCGGGCTGATGTCCACGGTCGAGTTTTTCCGCGACCAGGCCCACGCGTCCCCGAGCGGCCTCCTGGTGGCACCCTTGAGTGCCGACACCAACTCGCCGCTCCCCAGGTGCCTCAGTTGCTGCTCGTCGACGAGGTCGACCAGCATCCCGCACGCCTTCGCATGGTCGGGGGCGCTCACCGGCTCCACACCGAACCCGGCCTCCTCGCACCTGTGCACCATCGACCCGGCCGGCCCCGTCGCGTCGAGCATCACCGCGACCGGGTCCCACCGCTCCCGCAACTGCGCCAACCGCGGCACCAGCCAGCCGGTGCCGCGGCGGTGCTCGACAACCTCGGCGTGGAACAGCCCGTCGTGGCGGCGCCCGGCTGCCGCGATCGCCGCTGTCGCCCGGTCGGGCGCGACGTCGAACGCGAAGCAGACCGGGTCGGTGAGCGCCGATGTCTCCTCGACGAGGAGCAGCCAGCGCTCGAGCGGGATCACCTGGTCGGCGTCCTGGCTCGTGTCGGGCCAGTCGCCCACGCCCAACCGCTCGACCGCGAAAGTGCGACGGTCGAGGGTGCGGAGCTCGTCGGCGACCGCCTCCGTGGTGATCCGGATCCCGAGCCCCGGGTTCGCCCGCGCCCACAGCTCCTCGTCCTCCAACTGGCTCTCGTCGAGCAGCTCCGGCCGTTCCGCGTCAACCGACCACTCGAAGTACGCGAGCCTCGGGTCGCGGCCCGCCAGGGCGCGTTCCCGTACCCGCGCGAACACGACCCCGTCCGCGTGGACGAGCTGATCGACCGCCGACCCGGCGTACCAGCGCTGCCGGTTCGGCATCGCCGACTGCACCGGCACCAGCGCCCCCAGTGACGTCTCAGCGAGGAACATCGCCTCGTCGAACACCACCAGCGGCGCCGAGAACCCGCGGCCCGCCGACTTCGTCCGGGCGAAGAACAGGATCCGCTGCCCGTCGTGAAGCTCGATCGCTTCCTCGCCGTGGGTGCGCACGACCCGCTTGACCCGCCGCTCGAGCTCCGGTGTCCCTTCGATCAGCGACAGCAACCGGAGGAAGTGCTCCTTCGCGGTCTTGAACTGCTGCGCCGAATGGATCACGAGCCGCTCGTCGAGCAGGAACAGCGCCGCCAGCTCCCTGGCCTCGAGCACCGCGTTCTTCCCGTTCTGCCGCGGCACACAGAGCCCGACGTCGGCAGCGGCCCAGCGCCCGTCGGGGCCCTCGCCGAGCGCGTACTCGAGCACCAGCGCTTCCCACGGGTCAAGGACAAGACCTGCGAGGGCGGCGAGCTCGACCGCCTCCGTGCCGGCGCTCGACCCGTAGTCCGGGGCGTACAGCACGCGCGGCATCACGGTCTCGACGACGCTCACGGCCTGGCCGCCCTACGCGCCTGGCGCTTCCCCGCCAACTCGTCCAAACCATCAGCGACGACCAGCGGCGGCGCCGACTCCTCGCTTGCCCGCAGCGCCGGCCTGCCCCACCGGTCCGGGTACTGCCGCTCAAGCAGCCACGCCGCCGCCTGCCAGTTCTCCCCGGCGGCCTGCGCGATCCTGTCGATCCCGCGAACCTCGGCCTCCGCCCGAGCCACCTCGACCTGGTCGCGCACCTCGGCCGGGAGCCGCTCGAGCGGAACACCGGCGGCCCGCGCCGCTACCTCGAGGTAGTTCCCGGCGCGAAGCATCGACACCAGCGTCGCCACGAGCTCGGGCGGCAACTCGTCGCGGTGCGCGAAGCAGCGGTCGCTACCCGCCATCACCCGCGCCCGGCATGGTGTGCCGCGCTTCGTCGTTGCGTTACAAGTCGGCACGCTCCGCCTTCCCGCCCGTGTGCCGTTCCCAACGGTCGACGATCACGTCGCAGTAGCCAGGGTCGATCTCGAGCGCATAACAGACGCGCCCGGCTTCCTCGGCGGCAATCACAGTCGACCCCGACCCCGCAAACAGGTCGAGCACCGTCGGCGCGTCATGGTTGAGAAGAGCCCGCACGCTTAGCTCGATCGGCTTCTGCGTCGGGTGAAGATCATTGACCGCAGCACGATCGATATCCCAGACCGTGACCTCGTTCGTCGGTCCGCACCAGTTGACGGTACGGCCACGCTTGAAGCAGTAGTAACACGGCTCGTGCTTCTGCTTGTACTGGGCACTGAGAGCGCCGTATTGAGCCTGGTTCTTGTTCCAGACGATCTCGCAACGAATCTGGTAACCAGCGGCAGCGGCAGCGGCAGCGGCAGCGGCAGCGATCCCCTTGACACCCGCGTGCCACAGGTACAGCGGCGCGTCTCTACTCGAGAACAGAAACCCCATCTCGCAGGCAGGCCCGTAGAGCCCCGTCGAATGGTCACCCGCGAGCCGCTCCCGCACCTTCGTCCCACCGTCGTACGCAACGCCGTAAGGCGGGTCGGTGAAGACCATGCTCGCCAGCTCCCCGCCCATCAGTCGCGCGACCTGATCGGTATCAGTGGCATCCCCGCAGAGAAGACGATGCGGGCCTAGATGCCAGAGGTCACCCGCCTTGCTAGTCGGCTCAGCCGGTAGCGGCCCCGCGTCGGTATCACGAAGATCCCTGCCGCGCTCGAGGCTAGCGAGCAGCGCGGCGAAGTCATTGGCGGCCCAACCGGTGCCGACGTAGTCCTGCTCGAGCGAGATGAGTAGTTCGGCGAGCTCGGCGTCGTCGTAGCCAGCGAGATCCGCCGTCCGGTTATCGGCAAGCACGATCCGCGCCGCCTCCTCGTCATCGACGTCGACGAACGTCGCGGCGATCATCGACCAGCCCAGCTCGACCGCAGCCGCCAACGTGTGGTTCCCCGCCAACACCTCGCTAGTGCGGCGGTTCACCACGATCGGCCGATACTGGCCGTTCACCTCCAGCGACCGGCGGATCGCCGCCACATCACCACGCCGCGGGTTCCTGCCGTACGGCCTAATCGAGGCGATCGACACCTCAAGACCGGTAAGCGTCTCCGCGATCACCACGACCTCGAAACCCGCCGCGCCAACGGCCCACCAGGAGCCGTCGCCCGGTTACAACGACGATGCTCCGGACCCGCATACCGCGACCGATCACCATCCACATGCCCCAAATCCCACGGCTCACCCGGAAGAATCGGCATAGCGCACCGAGCGCAACACGCACGCCCGCTAGCAACGATTCCCGCCAGAGAACGCCGGATCGCCCTGTGCTGCGCCCCATAGCCGCGCTCCACCGTCGATCCCCGCCAACGACGCCGAACAGGGGGGGGTAAGACGAC